GGAGATTTATTGTACCGGTGGTGCTGCGGATGATGACGTGTTTGGTTATCAGGAGCGGTGGGCGGAGTATCGCTATAACCCTTCTGAGATTACGGGTTTATTCAGATCTACTGCGGCCGGTACGATTGACGGGTGGCACTTGGCCCAGAAATTCACGTCTTTGCCTACCCTGAATGCTTCGTTCATTGTTGACAATCCTCCGGTGGAGCGTGTTGTTGCGGTGGGTTCGGCGGCCAATGGTCAGCAGATTATTTTCGATTCGGTGTTCTCTGTGCGGGCGGCTCGTCCTATGCCCATGTACAGTGTTCCGGGTCTGATTGATCATTTCTGATCATGGGCTGGCTTGATTCTTTGCTTCCTGCCGGTGCTTCGATCTTGGGGTCTGTGCTCCAGACCTCGGGTGCTGACGATGCGAATCGTCGCAATGTTGAGCTTGGCGAGGCGCAGATGGCTTTTCAGGAGCGGATGAGTTCTACGGCCTATCAGCGGGCCGTTAAGGACATGCAGGCGGCGGGTCTTAACCCTATGCTTGCTTACAGCCAGGGCGGGGCTTCGACCCCGGCTGGCGCTATGCCTGTCGTCAAGAATCGGTTCGAAGGTGCTGCTTCGTCGGCGATGGAAGGTCAGCGTTTGATGCAAGAGTTGGCTAACATGCGTGCTCAGGAGCGGGCTACTACTGCTCAGTCGGAGTTGTATGAGGCTCAGGCGGCTCAGGCTCGGGCGGATGCGAATTTGAAGACTCAGCATCAGCCGTCGTTGATGGGCGCTCAGGCGGATCAGGCGCGTGGTGCGGTGGCTAAGATGGAGCATGAGATTGAGAATATTTTTCAACAGGAGAAGTTGACTCGGGAGCAACAGAAGCTGGTGCGTAGTCAGGCGTCGGTCGCGGCGGAACAGTCTTGGAAGGTGAACGCGGAGACGGCGCTCGTTAAGGCTCAGACTGGTAATACTGAGGTGGATACGGCGATTAAGCGTGTCTATGAGATTTTGCGGAAGTATGAGGTTCCGAAGGCGCGTAATGCTGCGGCGGCGGAGGAGTCTGCGTTTAAGAAGAATGTCGGGCCCTATGTTCAGGACATTGGCGTGTTGTCTCATTCTGCGGGTTCGATTTTGCGTGCAATCCCCGGCTTTGGCCGGTATCTTGAGGGTACTGATTCTGTTCTTGGAAAGGGACAACGATATGGGCGTCAATAAGGTGTTTTTGCGTACTCCGTATAATTATGATCGGGACGAGGTTTCGAATGAGTCCGGGTTGCTTTGTGCGGATGAGTCGCGGGCTGTTCAGTCAGCTAAGGAGACGTGTGATATCAACACGATTGTGCGGCGTTTCGGTGTGGGCGTTGCGGCGAGTGCTTCGCGTGTGCCGCCCACGTATGCTGATTTCACTGAGGTGGATGATTTCAAAACGGCGATGGATGCCGTGGCGGTGGCTCGTGAGAAGTTCGATGCGTTCCCGGCGTCGTTGCGTGCGGAGTTTCAGAATGACCCGCAGCGGATGATTGAGTTCGTGAGTGATTCGAAGAATCGTGACAAGGCTATCGAGCTTGGCCTCGTTCCTAGGCCCGAGCCGGTGGCGCCTGCGCCTCCGGCTCCTGCTCCTGCGTCGTGACACAGTTAGTTCCTTGTTGTTAACTGTGTCAGGTGGTTCTTAAGGAGGGGTTTTTAGACCTCCTTCTTTACCCGGCTAAGGCCGGGTTTTCTTTTTTATGGATTTGTGTTTTAATGTGGTGGCGCAATGTTGCGCTATTTTGGGAGTTTGATGATGCCTGCTGTTAATGTGGACAAGCCTTTGACCTTTACAGCGTTGGAACGGGGTCATTTGGTGGCTGGTTTGAACATGTATATCAAGTCGGTTGAGCGTCGTTGCGCGACTGAGCCGAATTTGGATGTTGTCCGTTTGTGGCGCGGCTCGGTTGCCGAGGCGCAGGCGCTTCTTTCCAAGGTGCAGTCATGAGGCGGATTATTTTCGGTGTGCGTGATCAGGCGCTCGAGTCTTTCCTTTCGGTTTGGCTTGCTCCTACTACTGGAGCTGCTCTCCGTTCTTTTGAGGACGAGGCGCGTCGCGGTGACGGTCCTATGAGTGCCCATCCTGGGCATTATTCTCTTCATGAGTTCGGCACGTTCGATGACGTGTCCGGTTCTTTCGAGATTCATCCGGTTCCCCGGATGTTGTGTTATGCCTCCGATTTCAAGGAGGTTTTAAAGTAGCAGGGGTATGGGGCGGCACGCCCCATATAGAGCCGGGGGTCGCGCCCCCCGGCGCTTTTGACCCTTGCAATTTTTTCTGTGAGATGGTAGTTTTATCTTTGAAGCCTAGATTGATGGCTTCTTCCTACAAGCCGATTTTTTTTGCGATTTATTTCCAGCGATTCGGCTTATTCTGTGTTTGGTTTTTTCTTTCATTTTTCGAGGAGTTAGTTTCTATGAGACCATCTAAGAGATTTGGTGTTAACAAGGGTCGGAGTGCTGCGAAGTTTCGCAGGGATTCCACGCGAACTAAGGCTCCGAACATGCGTTCGCAGCCGATGCGTGGCGGTTGGCGTTTGTGACGGATGGCGTGCGCTCATCCGATTACGGCTTATCAGACGGCGTCTGGTTCTGTGATTTTCGTAGAGCGATTGGGCGATGTGGTGCGCACGTTGTCTTTACCGTGCGGTCAATGCCGGCTCTGCCGGCTGGAGCGGTCTCGCGTTTGGGCTGTCCGTTGTATGCACGAGGCGTCCCTTTCTGATTTCAACGCGTTTGTGACGTTCACGTATTCTCCTGAACATTTGCCGAAGGATGGTTCTTTGGACTATTCTCATTTTCAGAAGTTTATGCGTCGTTTGAGGAAGTTCTATCCGTCTAAGGTGAGGTTTTACATGTGCGGCGAGTATGGCGAGCGTGACGGGAGGCCGCACTATCACGCGCTGCTGTTCAATGTTCATTTCGCGGATCAGCGATTTTTCAAGGTAAGTCCAAGTGGTTCTAAGTTGTACATTTCTGACAAGCTTGACGAGCTATGGGGTCTCGGACATTGTTTTGTCGGTGCGGTGTCGTTTCAATCCGCTGCTTATGTTGCTCGCTATGTAATGAAGAAGGTGAATGGTGATCGGCAGGAGCTACATTATACGAGGGTTGACCCTTCGACTGGTGAGATGCTGAATGTGATTACGCCGGAGTTTGCGCGTATGTCGCTCAAGCCGGGTATCGGTATTCCGTGGTTAGTTAAATATCATAAGGAGGTGTATCCGAGAGATGAGGTTGTGATGGAGGGTCGCGCGATGCGCGTTCCTCGTGCTTATGATCGGGCTTGGTCGTCTTGGTCTGACGATAACGGTCTGGATTTGGAAGCGATTGTGCATCAGAGGCAGCTTGACGCTGCTTTTTTTTCGTCCGCTCTGAGTGATGAGCGGTTGTTGGCGCGTGAGGCGTTGGCCGGTGCGCGTCTTGGTCAATTGATTAGGAGGTAACATGCATCGTAATAAGTCAGTGAATGTGCATCAGTTCGCGATGATTCCGAAGGCGGATATTCCGCGTTCGGCGTTCAAGATTGAGAAGGCCCACAAGACTACGTTTGATGCTGGTTATTTGGTGCCGGTGTATCTGGATGAGGTGCTTCCGGGCGATTCGTTCAAGTTGTCCATGACTGGTTTTGGTCGGCTTTCGACGCCCCTTTTTCCGATTATGGATAATCTCCATTTGGATACGTTCTTCTTTTTTGTCCCCAACCGGCTCGTGTGGGACAACTGGCAGAAGTTCATGGGTGAGCAGATTGACCCTGGCGATTCCATCGATTATTTGATTCCTCAGGTTGTGACGCCGGCTGGTGGTTATGCCGTCGGTTCTCTACAGGATCATATGGGTTTGCCTACGGTTGGTCAGGTCGGCGGCGGTAATACGGTCTCGCATTCGGCGTTGTTTGCTCGTGCCTACAATTTGATTTGGAATGAGTGGTTCCGGGACGAGAATTTGCAGGACTCCGTTGTTGTTGATCGTGATGATGGGCCGGACAATCCGGCCGATTATGTGTTGTTACGTCGTGGGAAGCGGCACGATTATTTCACTTCCTGTCTGCCGTGGCCTCAGAAGGGCGAGGAGGTGCTTCTCCCGCTCGGTTCTACGGCTCCTGTGATTACCGATGGGACTGACGTTACTGCGCAGTCTGCTCTTTCCGGTGGTGCTCGCAATCTTCAGTTCACTACTGCCGGCATTTCGTATACCGGCGCGGCGGTCGGTGCTGGTGGTGATTTCAAGTTTGTGAATTCCGGTTTGATGGCGGATTTGTCGGCAGCTACGGCGGCGACTATCAATCAGTTGCGCCAGAGTTTCCAGATTCAGAAGTTGCTTGAGCGGGATGCGCGAGGTGGTACGAGGTATACGGAGATTGTGCGTTCGCATTTTGGTGTGGTGTCTCCAGATGCGCGGTTGCAGAGGCCCGAGTATTTGGGCGGCGGTTCGCAGCCTATGAACATTTCTCCTGTTCAGCAGAACTCGGGGACGAATGCGTCGGGTACTACTACGCCGCTTGGTACGCTTGGCGGGGTTGGTACTGTGTTGGCGCATGGGCATGGTTTTTCTCAGTCGTTCGTTGAGCATGGGATGATCATCGGCATGGTCGCCGTTCGTGCTGATTTGACGTATCAGCAAGGTTTGCGGCGCATGTGGTCGCGTTCTACGCGGTATGATTTTTATTTTCCGGCGTTCGCCATGTTGGGCGAGCAAGCGGTTTTGAACCGGGAGATTTATTGTACCGGTGGTGCTGCGGATGATGACGTGTTTGGTTATCAGGAG